CAGGGTTGAGTAGCGAAGTGCTTTTGATGCCCCTCCACGGAGTTCAACTTGTTTGGCTTGAGGTAACTAATTGTCTTAGTGCCGTCTCTGTAGAAACCCCCGTGTGGCAATGAATGATGCAAGTCCCCAACGTGTGGCAAAGTATTCCTCGTGTACAACCCGATGAACAACGATAAGCTTATACCAACGGCTAAACACAGAAAGGTTCGTGTGTTATCAGGCGGGGCGATAAGTGGCATTGGGACAGAATATGTTCAATGCAACCTTGTGCCTCGTGAGACACTGGAAAGCTGCCACCGGGTCAGGTCCCAGATCGTTTGAGGCAGTGATGAAGGTCACCTCCTCAAAGGTTTTGCCTCGAATCTCACGCACGTGTTTCGCTTCTACTCGATTGTAATCCAGCAAGCACTTCACTTCGTCCTCGTAATACACTATAACACCTTTCGGATCAACGGTAAGAGCGTCTGTAATATTCACCACGTCGTCACCAGAAGAATGCACGTCGAAACCAAAATGCTGCAACAATTGCGCAGTTGCTTTGCCAAACCTACGGCTCTCTT